TAGTCCGTGAGCGTTTAGAGGCAGGTAAAACAATGCCAACGGAAATTTTCAACGTATTTGTTGGAAATAAGACAACAATAAAAAGGAACAAATAAAAATGAACCAAGTAACAGAAAAAAAAGAAGGAGCATTAGCAGTCAACTTGTTTGAAGCTGATGCAAATCAAGGTGCTCAAAATATAGCGCAGGAAGATCTTGCGTTACCTTTCCTAAAAATTTTGGGACAACTATCTCCAGAAGTAAACAAAAGAGATGGTAAGTATGTCGAAGGCGCAGAGCCCGGCAAGATAATCAACACTGTCACAAACGAATTGTTTGATAAAATTAGTGTTGTTCCTTGTCATTACAAAAGACAATACATAGAATGGCAAGATAGAGGTACCAGCAGTGGTGCACCTGTTGCAATTCATAGTGCTGATAGTGATATTGTGAGTACAACTACTCGTGATAAATCATACAAAGATAGATTACCAAATGGTAATTATCTTGATAACACTGCAAGTCACTTTGTGTTGACTCTTGGTAATAATCCATCAACAGCTTTGATTTCTATGAAATCTACACAACTAAAAGTTAGTAGAAAATGGAACTCATTAATGATGGGTATTAAATTACAAGGTAAAAATGGTTTGTTTACACCACCAACTTATAGCCACATTTATAATCTATCAACTGTGCAAATGTCTAACGACAAAGGAACATGGTTTGGATGGGAAGTAGAAAAGATGGGACCAGTAGAAGATAAAGCAATCTACGAAATGGCGAAATCTTTTGCAACAAGTGTTGGTAAAGATGAGGTGAAAGTAAAACACGGATCAGAAGACACTAAAGAAGCATCACCATACTAATAAAATCCTAGGAGTGGGCGTGGAAGCGAGAGTGGATACGCCCATTAAAAAATATGTTTGAAAAAATATTTAAAGGATTGGAGCGAGCTCATGGTTGTACTAAAGTAAGTACGCCAGCGGAGAATGGTGTCAAATTAAAAGGACAATCGTTTGTAGTACGTCAACCAGTAACCACGGAACTGTGGACCATGCATTTAAATGGTACACAGAGTCTGGGTATTATACCAATTAATGAAGATAACCAATGTGTGTGGGGATGTGTAGACATAGATTCATACGCAGGGTTTGATCACAAAAAATTAATAGATAAAATAAAACAATTTAAACTGCCTCTGGCTGTGTGTAGGTCAAAGAGCGGAGGAGCACACGTCTTTCTCTTCTCGGATCAACCGGTAGCAGCAGAAAGAATGAGAGATAAGCTAACAGAAATAAAAACATTACTAGGATACGGTGGATCAGAAGTCTTTCCAAAACAAATACAATTAAAATCAGCAGACGACACAGGTAATTTTTTAAATTTACCATACTTTAATGGTGACAACACTACACGATATGCATTTAAAGAAGATGGGTCCGCTGCAACATTAGAAGAATTTTACACAATATACAATACAGTTAAGCAAAAAGACATTACAAAAATAAAAATAGAAAGACCACAATCAGAATACTCTGATGCACCACCATGCATAGAACTTATGGCTATGAATAAAATACCAGAAGGCGGTCGTAACAATTCTATGTTTCATTTTGGTGTGTATGCTAAAAAGAAATGGCCAGCAGAATGGAAAAGTAAAATGACATTGTTTAACGCAACAGCATCGACTGTGCCGCTTAGTGAGTCTGAAGTAGAAATAATTAAAAGACAACATGACAAAAAAGAATGGGGTTACAAATGTAACGACACACCTATGTGTAATCTGTGTGATAAAAAACTATGTAGAGAAAGAAAGTTTGGTATTGGTGAAGAAATAGTATTTCCTGCACTGACTGATTTACAAAAAATTAAATTAGAAAAACCATATTACTATTTAAACGTAGATGGTGAACGACTACACCTAGAGAATGTAAAATTTTTAAAACAACAAAGTTTATTCCAGGAAGCATGTATGGAACAACTAGACTTTAAACCACCAACAGTAAAACCAAAAGATTGGGACATGATAATAAATCCACTGATGAAGAACCACGAACCAATAGATCCACCAGAAGGTGTGACTACGCAGGACCAATTACAAAATCATTTAGAAGAGTTTTGTTTAGATAGACACATCGGGTCTGACATAAAAGATTTAAAACGTGGTGGTGTGTTAACTAAAGATGGCTACCACCATTTTATATTTGATAAATTTTACAATCAGTTTTTAATTAGAAAACGTTGGGACGTACAATATTCTAGAACAGCACAGATGTTAAAAGAAACATGTAACTGTGATGACAAACGTATTGGTAAAGAAAGAATTTCTGTGTTTGTTGTTAAACAATTTGATAAAAAAACTGATGAATACACACAAAAAGAACTTAAACCAAAAGATCCATATTAATGAAAACGATAGTATTAGGACCACCAGGCACAGGTAAAACTACAACTTTGTTAAATAAAGTTGATGACTATTTAAAACAAACAGATCCAGATAAAATTGGATACTTTGCATTTACACAAAAAGCTGCTTACGAAGCAAGAGATAGAGCAATTAAAAAATTTAATCTTACAGAAGATGACCTACCATATTTTAGAACGTTACACTCACTAGCATTTAGAAAACTTGGAATTAAAAAAGATCAAGTAATGCAACAAAGACATTACAGAGATTTAGGAAAGAAGTTAGGTTTTCCTGTAACGTATGCAGACTATCAAGAAGATCAAGGTAGTGCGTTTACTTCTGACAGTGAGTATCTACGCATTATACAACTAGCACAACTACGAAACATTACACCAGAACAACAGTTTGATTTAAACGAACACACTCAAGATTTAGAAAGAAGTACACTAAGAATTATAGATAACGAGTTAGCAAGATACAAAAAAGAATATAATTTAATAGATTTCAATGACATGATTACAGAGTTTACAAAAGCTGACAAGTCACCAAAATTTGATGTTGTGTTTATTGATGAAGCACAGGACTTATCATTAATGCAATGGGATATGGCAAAAACAATTTGGAATAAAACAACAGATTCTTTTATTGCAGGTGATGACGACCAAGCAATATATAAATGGGCTGGTGCAGACGTAGATTCTTTTATAGCACTAGAAGGACAATACTTACCACTAACACAATCATTTAGAATACCTGCTAAAGTACATGGTGTAGCTATGGGTATTATTAATAGAATTAGAAACAGAATAGATAAAACATGGCAACCAAAAACTGTACAAGGAAGTTTGCACAGACATTATAGTGCGGATACAATTGATATGTCATCAGGGGAATGGTTAGTATTAGCTAGAACAAAATATTTATTAAAAGATATAGAAGAGTCTTTGTATCAACGTGGACTTTACTACACTTCTAAATACAGAAGAGGTACAGAAAAAGATTTACATGAATCAGCTACAGCTTGGGAACAATTACGCCAAGGACAGTTAGTAAACTTTAAACAAATAGAAAATATAGCTAAATACATGGGACCAAAACATTGGCACAAGAAAAAAATAAAAGGTATGACCAAAGAATCTTTTTATGGGATAGATCAGTTAGTAAAAGATTATGGACTACAAGTTAAAACAGTTTGGTATGAAGCGTTTGATGATGCTGGACAAACTAAAGTAGATTATTTAAGAAAGATGAGAGCAAATGGAGAAAAACTAAATGAGAAACCACGAATAGAATTATCTACAATACATGGAGCTAAAGGTGGTGAATCACAAAATGTTGTGTTGTTAACAGATTTAACACAAAACACTATGAAAGGTTATGAAAGAGATCCAGACGACGAAAACAGATTGTTCTATGTTGGTGCAACTAGAACAAAAGAAAACTTACACATAATAGAACCAAGAAAATATGAGAAGGGATATTTACTATGAAAAAGAAAAGCGTTTGGGATAAGCAGCATGGCGGATCTCACTATCAAAAATTTACGATACAGCCCAGCAAGTTTGTAGTTGAGAATGAGTTGCTGTTTCCAGAAGGTTGTGCTATAAAATATATCTGTCGTCATCGACTGAAAGGAAAGAAACAAGACATACTAAAAGCAATACA